CATCTACTTACCTTTCTTCTTTTCAATATACAAACGAATACACTTAGACTTATGTAATGGTTGTCCATATGTAAAGTTTCTCCAACTTTCACCTTGAGATAACTTATCTTTATCTAGGTATTGTCCTCTTGCTTTCATTGTATAGCTTTTATCATTAAGATACACTTTCATCATTTGTACAAAAGTTTGTCCTAAAGTATCGTTAGGTATGTTTGAGAAAACATATCTATCACCTACAGTTCCTTGTTCATCGTACAAACGCATTATAATTGAACGTAGTCTAGATATTTCTCTTTCAAGTTTAAACACTGATCTAGAGTTAACATTCTTTTCTAGTCTTTCACATTTATCCCACAATAAATCGTAGGCATCTTTCTTAACATAGTCTTTTTTATCTTGTATCATTTTAAACCTCTCTCTCTTTATAGATACATATAGAGATACTATAACAAATACTGTAAAGAAACTCTATAGGTCTTCTAAGTAACGATTGTTTTTTTGTCTGTCAAACTTTTTTTTATCTTTTTTTATTTTAGTTCTAAATTGTTTACTTTCTTTTATCTCTTTAGCTATTGGATTTCTAGGTTTTAACACACCATTCCAATATAGATTTCCTATGTTAGTTTTTTTCATGGTTGACAATCCTCCTACCTATCAATTATACAGATGATAGTCATTTTGACAAGGGGATGTGAGTGATAAAAAAGTTTTTATTAAATTTATCTTTTTTAGTTGTAGAGTGTTTATTTACCTTTCTATCTACCACTCACATTATTCTTGTTGATGATTAAAGCTCCTCTAAGAAATGTCAATGAAGGTAAATCACTCGCCTTCATTGACATTGAAACTGATTCTTTAGATGCTAGTAAAATTTATGTGTGTTGTGTGAAGAGGACAACTGACAAAGAAGTTCACGTCTACAGAGAAGCTGACAAGTTCAAGAAAGAAACTACTGACATTGACAAGTTCATTGGTCATAACATCATTGACTTTGATGCTCCTGTACTTAACAGACTTTGGAATACAAACCTGACAATTGACAAACTGTATGACACTTTAGTCCTATCACAGATATTATCACCACAAAGAGAAGGTGGGAATAGTTTGAAGATGTGGGGAATGAGGTTAGGTTTTGGTAAGATAGAGTTTGACAACTTTGATCACTACTCAGAAGAAATGGTAACATACTGTAAGAATGACGTTATACTTACAGAGAAGCTTTACAGAAAGCTGACAAAAGATAAAGAACAGTATAAATTTTCTGACAAGTCTATCGAACTTGAACATAAAATTAGAGATATTGTAAGACGACAAACAAAGCATGGCTTCTATTTGGATGAACAAAAAGCACATACTTTGTATATCGAAACAAAATCAAAGGCTGACAAAATTAAGACTGACATTCGTAAACAACTAAAACCTAAACCTGTAGCTGACAAAGAAGTGAAGGTAAAGTACAAGAAGGATGGTAGCATCTCTAAGGTGGGTTTACGTGGACATAACATTAGTGGTGATTGTACTTTCTTTAAATATCAGGAGTTCAACCTAGACAGTCCTAAACAGATAGTAGAACGTATGAATGAATTTGGTTGGAAGCCTGTAGACTTTACACCAAAAGGTACACCAAGAGTGACAGAGAATAATCTAGCGACACTGCCTGACAATGCTCCTGAAGATGCTAAGAAGGTAGCTGAATGGAAGATGCTAGAAACAAGATGGAAAACAATTAACAGTTGGCTTGACAATTTAGGTAATGACAGTCGTGTACATGGTAGAGTGCAAACTCTAGGTACAGTTACAGGTAGAATGAGTCATTCAGATCCTAACATGGCTAACATAATATCAGTGAGAAAACCATATGGATATGAATCGAGGTCTTGTTGGACAGTTCAAGATATATCAAAGTACACCCTTGTTGGGATGGATGCTCAAGGTTTGGAGTTACGAATGTTGGCACATTATATGGGAGATCAAAGGTACTCCTCTATTGTTGTTGATGGCGATCCACACTCAGAAAACCAACAAAAGGCACAGTTGCCTACAAGGGATATGGCTAAGACCTTTATCTATGCCTTCTTATACGGAGCAGGAGTTGCCAAGATTGGTAAAATCGTCAACGGAAGTCCTGCTGATGGCACTAAACTCAAGAAGAGATTTCTAAAGAACCTACCAAGTCTTAAACGTCTGATTGACAAAGTACAGTTGGCTGCACAAAGAGGACACATAAGAGGACTTGACGGAAGAAGAATATTCATAAGACATCAACACGCTGCACTCAATTCTTTACTACAAGGTGCAGGAGCAATTGTATGCAAACAGTGGAGTATCTTTATGGATGAAGCAATTCAACGTGAAAGGCTAAATGCCCATTTAGTCAACACAATTCACGATGAACTACAATACGAAGTTGACAAAGATCACGCAACTCGTATAATAGAACTTGCAGATAGCACTATGCAGGATGTTGGTAAATTCTTTAATATGAGAGTTCGCCTTAATGCAGAAGCTAGGCAAGGAAACAATTGGGCAGAAACGCACTAACGAAAGTGAGGTAAACAATGATAGTACGTGGAACAGCAATGTGGGCAAGTGTATTCGATAAGAATACTTTGTCAGACAAGTATCAGATTGATATTTGCAATCTAGACAAGACAACTGTCAAGGAGTTAGAAAAGGCAGGAATGAATGTCAAAAAAGGTGAAGGTGAAAAGGCTGATAAAGGTCAGTTTATCACTGCCAAATCTACATTCCCACCAAAGGTTATGGATAAGGGAAAACGCAGATGGGATGAAGACACCAAGATCGGAAACGGATCTGCAGTTAAATGTAGTGTTGATCTCTACGATTGGAGCATGAATGGTAAGACAGGTGTTTCAGCAGGGATTAAAGCCGTAATGGTGACTAACCTCATTGGCTACGAAGGCGATGATGAGTTAGAAGCAGAGGAAGAAGTCGAAGACGAACTGTGAAAACCATTGACACATTAATTGATGATGTTAATAGTCTTGCTGAAGAAGGTGTAGACGTAAAGCATCATCAAACCTCTATCGATAAGTTCTCAAAGAATATGCGAGAGCTTATCGAAGAGTTTCTTAGCAGTAAGGAAAAGGGCAAACGTGAGTTTAGATTACGTATGTCTGCTCTTGGAACTCCTGCTAGGAAACTTTGGTATCAGAAGAATACGATAAACGAACTTGACACATTTAGTGGAAGTCGTCTTATCATGTTCTTTTACGGACATATGATAGAGGAGCTTGTCTTGTTATTGGCTGAAGTGTCAGGTCATAAAGTAGAACACAGACAAAGAGAATTAAAACTTGATGGTGTGTTAGGTCATCAAGATGCTGAAATTGATGATGTGTTAGTAGATGTAAAGTCTGCATCTTCTTACTCATTTGATAAATTTAAGCAAAGTAAATTATACGAAGACGATCCATTTGGGTATATAACTCAGATATCTGCTTACGCTCAAGCATCGAATAAAGAGGATGCAGCCTTTTGGGCAGTTAATAAACAAACAGCAGATATGACTTTGATGCACGTAGACAAGACGTATGTTGTCGATGCAGTGAAAAGGATAAAATACCTAAAAAAAATTTTAGACTCTGACGTTCCACCTCAAAGATGTTATGAAGAACAGTTTGAGGGTAAGACAGGAAATAAAAAACTAGATAAGAATTGTACCTTCTGTGCTTATAAATATGAATGTTGGAAAGATGTTAACAATGGTGAAGGTCTACGTGTATTTAAGTATGCGAGAGGTCGTGTGTACTTAACACACATAGAAACTCTACCCAAAGTAGAAGAGGTATTATAGATGTCAGATATCGTGGAATCACATCTACCCTGCCCTGACTGTGAGAGTTCAGATGCTTTAGCTAGAAACAGAGATGGTTCTACCTATTGCTTTGCTTGTTCAACACATACAAAGGCAGACAATGTAATTAAAATGCTAAATAATTTAACAATAAGAAAAAAAGAAAAGATGTCTTTGAGTAAAAGAAGAATACTTAAAGAAACAACAAGAAAGTATAATGTTGTTGAAGCAGACAACTGTGTAAAGTTTCCCTATTATGATTCAGACAATGCAAGAATAGGATACAAAGTTCGTAGCACAACAGAGAAGAAGTTTTCTTTTGAAGGTAGTAATAAGAAAGCTTTACTGTTTGGTCAGAACTTATTTAATAAAGGTGCAAAGTATATAACTATTACAGAAGGTGAGATAGATGCACTTTCTGCATATCAGATGCTAGGTTCAAAGTATCCATGTGTATCTTTACGTAATGGTGTAGCAGGAGTAGCAAATGATATAAGACACAGTTACGATTGGTTGATATCTTTTGATCATATAGTGATTTGTTTTGATGATGATGAAGTAGGCAGACAAGCAAGTAAAAAGGCTGCAGAGTTATTAGCACCAAAAGCACGTATCATGCGTATGTCCTATAAAGATGCTAACGACTATCTAAAGAACGAAGAAGGTGCTAGGTTTACTAGAGAATGGTGGGCATCAGAAGCACCACAACTAGAAGGTATAGTTGCAGGACATGACTTACTTGAAGCAGTTATGTCAGGTCCAACACTACCATCCTGTCTATATCCCTACGTGGGTTTAAATGATCTGACTTATGGAATAAGAATGTCAGAACTAATTACCATTACGGCAGGAACAGGTATAGGTAAGTCAAGCTTTCTACGTGAGATAGTATATCATATGCTTACAGAAACACAGGACAATATAGGACTAATGTTTCTTGAAGAAGATGTAGCAAAGACTGCAAAGGCTATAACAGGACTTCATCTTAACAAACCAATACATCTACCAAAAGTAGAATACACAGACGAAGAACTGAGAGAAGCTTTTGATGAAACGATGGGTAAGAAAAGGATCTACCTGTTTGATCACTTTGGTTCTAATGAGATAGATGAAGTTGTAAACAGAGTAAGATACTTTGCTAAAGTACTTGGTTGCAAGTATGTAATTATAGATCACATAACGATCATTGTAAGTTCACAACAATCAGGTGATGAACGTAGAAGTCTTGATGAGATAATGACACGACTACGTACACTTGTGCAGGAGTTACAGATCTGTTTAATGATAGCAAGTCATCTAAGAAGACCTGCCAATGGTTCACATGAAGAAGGTGGAGTTACATCTCTAGCACAACTACGTGGATCTCATAGTATTGGTCAGCTTAGTGATATTGTTCTTGGCTTGGAAAGAAACGGACAGGCAGAAGATATAGAAGAAAGACACACCACACGTGTGAGAGTTATAAAGAATAGATTCTCAGGCTTAACAGGTCCTGCGTGTGCTTTAACTTACAACAGAGAAACAGGAAGAATGCTAGAAATAGTAGACGACTTTGAAAATGCAGAAGGAGAACTATAATGCCATTTGTAGTACAGGCAAAAATAACAAACATAGATATCACAGATAATCCTTTGGTATTCTATGTGTACCCGGAAAACCTAGATAAGACAGGTGGATCTGAATTTACTACTCGACTAAGAAAGAATGCAGATCAATGCTTACCTCTTGTCATAAAACAAAAAGGTTTTAAAACTAAAGATTCTTTTTGGCTTGACAGTGATTTTGATTTTGCAAGAAAGCATTTTGTAGATACACAAGACAGAATTAAAGTCTTGATGAATAAACATGAAGCAACTGTAGTATTCTCATTAGATAATTTATATACGGAGATAGATGAGATACTCAAGTACTCTCCATTGTTTCATAAATTCTATATTGATCAGATAGAGTTTATGAGAGATAGGTGGAAGCCACGTGCAGTTTAGAAGTGGATTTGAAAAAGGTTTTTCTGATTACCTAAGAAGTCTTAAAGTAGATTTTGTTTACGAAAAGAAACTTATAGAGTATGTAGCTAAACCTAAAACATATAAACCTGATTTCTATCTTGTTGATCAAGATATCTACATTGAAACAAAAGGATATTTTGATCAGAAGGATAGAGTAAAGCATTTACTTATAAAAGAACAGCACCCTCTTTTAGATATAAGATTTATATTTATGAACTCTGGCTTAAAAATAAGTAGACTAAGCAGCACAACTTATGCTAAATGGTGTAAGAGAAATAATTTCTTGTTTGCTGATAAATTTTTACCTGAACAATGGTTAAAGGAAAAGAAATGATGAATGAAAAAGATGCAGAAAAAGTTGGCGAACTCTTGGCAAGGATGCCTAGTGGCTATGGTTATATAATATTAGAACCTGATGAATTAGATCCTAAAGCTTTCTCAGTAAAGATGGTAGAGAAGTTTAAGAAGGATAAGTATAGTCTAACTGTAAACCATATCCTTAGAGGTCTTCTATGGATAATAGAGAATGATATAGATTACGTTCTTGATGTTGGTGAAGAAGACTTAGCTGAAGAAATATCTCAAGTAAGAAAAGAAAAGTTTGATAGCACAAATATTTTAGATTTCTTTTCCAAGACAGATAAAAAGAAACATTGACGTGACAGTAGAGTATGTAGTTATGGAAGAAGATCTTGTAAACAAACCACCTCATTATAATAATTCTAAAATTGAATGTATAGAAGCTATCGAAGCTGCAACAGGTGAAGGATATGAATACTATCTTCAAGGTAATATCTTAAAGTACCTTTGGAGATATCGTTATAAGAATGGTGTAGAAGATTTAAAAAAAGCACAATGGTATTTAAACGATTTAATAAG